AGCAGCATTTTTGTACGCAAAGGTATTGCAGTTTGACCAACTGTACTATCTCATAAAAATCAGTGGTTACAAATTTTGAAATTAATAAAATGTATTATAAAATCTATATGTTATGTAAAAGTATTTGCATTTTTATTGCAACAATCTCTACGATGTTAGGCTTTATAGCTTCGGCTTTTAGTCAATTCTGTTTTGTAGAAGAATTGTTGTCCAAGGTGTCTGCCATTCGTTGTGGAGCAGAGGACTTGGTTGGTATGACCAAACAACAATATGTTGATCGTTTAACGTGGTTGAGGCAATTGATGCGCTTTAATTTGTTGAATTGGCATGACCGTAAAAACTTTGAAAGGGTATCCCATATTTTGGAGACTTTGAAGCTTGACGATTCGAATGGATCAATTCGAAAACAGCCTTATTGTATTCTTCTCACTGGATATCCTGGATGTGGTAAATCTAATTATGCTTTAAAACTTGCTACGGCATGTTTAAGGGCAAAATATGGAAAAGCTTACCCACATGATATCGTTACTTTGAATGAAACGGATGAATTTCAATCTGAATTTAGAACTTCGCACAAAGTTGTCATTTTTGATGATCTTGGAGCAGAGAGTCCAAATTTAAATACAAAGAATCCGTGGAGAAAAGTTATCGATTTCGTGAATAATATCCGAAAAACTTCATTAAATCCAAATGTTGAGATGAAAGGTAATATCTACATTGAACCAGATCTAGTCATTATTACTACCAATCTTGGAGGAACATTCGATACTTCGACCTACTGTCAAGCACCTAGTGCAGTTTACAGAAGGCTGAGAAAAGTTTTATTCCTCGAAGAAGGTTTTGTTGATGCAAGAACTATTCATATAGATCAAGCTTCTCATCAAGCACAAGTGGAGAATGTAAGAGTTTTTGATTCAAAATCAAGTCAATGGAGGGTTGGGAGATCAACCCCAAGGACACTCTTACAAAATGAAGTTGTAAAAGATTTCCTTCTTTTCGACGAACAACAAAGGCAATTTGTGAATGAAACTAATTCTATTCTAGATAAGGTTGATAACAAAAATGTTTTTATGTGTTTTTATGATGATATGATTCGTCCTATGATGCCATCGGTACATAATTTTCCTCTTCGTGTGGAAGAACAATTACCTTGGTATCAGAGAACTTATCGCTCATTATGTCGAAAAGAGGATATGCCTATTTGTATGTCAGGATCGTTATGCTATTCAACAGATTTTTCTGATATTCTGGAACCACAAAGTGGTTATGAAATTGATGAAGATTATGAAGAAAAGTTAACAGAATTTCTGTATCATCGAATTGATTGGAAGTACTTTGAGCTTATACAGCACAAGTTTTACGGAACAGATTTCGAAGTTTTCGATGGAATGATCCTTGATAGCTCTTGTGAGTGGTGTTGGAAACCAACACGACGATCAAATCTTTCACGAGGTTAGATTGTACTGAACACCAATTACAATTAGCATACAATAAATATAAAGCACGTCAAGTGCTTGAAGAAGATGTGGACAATACATCAGAAGAACAACTCCAGATTAGCATGATTTGGCATTATCTTTACAGAAAGTCGAAAGACGTTATGTTAGTTAATGATAACCAAAAAGTTGTTACCTGGATGAACCAAGAATTAGAACGTTCTGCTCTTGGGCAATTACAATCTTCGGATACAATGGCCATGGTACAGTACGTTGTTGCCATGCGCGCTTGTAAACGAGGTTTTCGATGTCTTGGCGTTGAATATTCATTATATGGTTTTAAACCTGATGTTGTATTAAAAAGTGGTAAGATTACAATTGTTGTTGAATGCAAGAATACCAAAAGTACTATGGGAAAGAAACAAGTGGAGAATTATTTGAGATCTCTTCAAGATGATGGTATATTTGCTTTAGGTATCCTATTTTCACAGAGAGAAATTAAGTTTTATTCACTTGAACCTTTGCCTAATTCTTTGATTGGTAATGCAAAAGAACTAGTTTTTGATGTTCTGAGTGAACTTCAAAAGCGTTCTGAACAATTTGGAACTAACCATTTTTCCACAATAGACCGTTGCGGTGCGGTCGGACCTATCGGATTATCCGATGAGTTGAGCACAAACTCCCCGAAAGGGAATTCATGAGACTATATGTCTGGGGTATAAGAGATGTTTATCTGTTGAGTTTGTCGCTCAACAAAAGGTTTACTCTTATT